CGAGCTTGAGAGCATGGATGGGCAGCCGGAGCCAGAGGCAGACGAGGCAGAGGCCGAGAACCTGCGCGGGCTATTTGGCACCGTAGAAAAGCAGGTCGCAGAGCCAGCGCCCGCACCAGAGCCAGCGCTCCAGCCTGAGGAGGCCCGCTCTGTCTTCGCGTCATGGTACGACGAGGACGAGGACGACGAGAAGCGGAGAGAGTACATCATCCCGCAGACGAGAGAGGAGCGCGTCGAGGTCTGGAAGGGCTACATCGAGCGGCTCCACGACCCAGCAGAGCGCAAGATCAATATCCTGATGCGGGGCTTCTTCACGAAGCAGAGCAAGCGCTACGCGTCAAGGCTGCGCCGATTCTACAACCAAAAGGGCATCACCAAGGCGCCGCCCACAGAGCAAGAGCTGACGCAGATCCTCGCATCTGAAAAAGAGAAGGCAGCGCTCAGGCAGCTGGTGCTGCCGATCTTCTCCTCGCTGCTGGAGCAGTCTTATCAGCTGGCTATCCGCCAAATGGACGCAGGCGATCGAGTCTTCGACCCTATCCGCCTTGACGGCGCCATCGCAGCCGCTACAGGCCAGATGGTCACAGACGTCAGCGAGACGACAGAGCGAGCCATCCGCAAGATCATAATCGAAGGACTCGCAGAGGGTCAGACAACGGCACAAGTGCAGCGTAGGCTGATGGACTCGAAAGCATTCGACGCCGCGCGGGCTCTCATGATCGCACGCACTGAGGCAACACGGAACACGAACGCAGGCGCCCTTGCAGCATTCGCAAGCGCAGCTGATGAAGGCGTTCCCGTGCAAGTGATGTGGATCACAGCTGGCGACTCTGGAGTCCGCGACGCACACAGAGAGCTTGATGGGGTCTATGTGCCAGAGGGCGAGGCCTTCAGCTCAAGCGCAGGCAGCCCTGTCGGTCCTGGCCAGTTCGGAAGCGCGAGCGAGGATATCAACTGCCGGTGCAACCTAATCCCGTTCATCGATAAGGAAGACGCGGAGGCACTCAGCAGCGAGCGCGAGCCCTTCAGGCTTCCAGAGGGCGACGACGCCCGCATAGACACATTCTTCCCAGAGGACGCAGATGGCTGATCCTATCGTCAGAGAGTACCGAATCGAAGCCAGAGAAGCCGAGAACGGGCAGATCACAGTCATCGCCAGCGCTCCCACAGTGGACCGCATGGGCGACATCGTAGAGGCACCCTGGGACCTCCAGCGCTTCGCGTCAAACCCTGTCATCCAGTGGGCTCACCGTTACGATATCCCGCCCGTCGGTCGCGCCACATCTGTGACGGTAGACGCTGACGGCGTGCTGATGATGGATATTGAGTTTGACGAGAGCCCAGAGAACCCGCTCGGGCGCACTGTGGCCAGCCAGATGCGTCGAGGCTTCCTCAATGCCGTGTCGGTAGGCTTCGCCCCTGGTGAGTCTGTGCGCCGCTCATCGCTTCCGAAGGATGATCCGCGATATGGCGAGGACGGATGGGTGTATCGCAATTCTGAACTCCTAGAAACCAGCGTTGTGCCTATACCAGCTAACCCCCAAGCGCTCGCCATTCGTCGCGCCCTCGAAGAGATGGAGCCGATCAAACGGACTGTAGAAGAGCGAGCCGCTGAGGCGATGGCCGACCCAGAGGTCAAGGCCTGCATCGAGTCTTGGATCTTGTCCGAGCCTGCCGCGCCCGTCATCAAGGACGCTGCAGACGCGCTTTCTAACCTCTTCGGGCCTGACCCGATCTCTACCGTCTTCGGTCATAGTGACTGAGGCAACCCGCAACCGTAGCCCACAAGGACACAGCTATGGACTTTCTAGACAATACACCGGATCTGTCCACCCCCGACGGGGCACGGAAAGCGATCCACGACGTACACAAGGCCGCGAAAGAACTTCGCGATGAGAACGGCAAGCTGCGCGCCAATATGGACGCGATGACGACCGACCTCAAGGCCGCACAGAAGAGCCTGCAAGAGGCCCGCGCTTCCCTTGCCGCACCTTCCAAGGGTGATAGCGAGCTTGGCCGCTACATCACCTCGAAGGGCATTCGCACAGTCGGTAAGGAGAATGAGCACGGCGTCTACCTGCCGGGTCTCCTCGATGACACCGCGCGGAATGACTGGCAGGAAGAGTTCCAGAAGGCCTGTGAGACCTACACCTTCGCATCCGCTGCACTGGGTCGCCCTCATCAGAAGGCTCTCTCGCACGTGCACCACATCATGACCCAGGCGCCCAGCGCTGTCCGTCGTGCCTTCGACTCTCAGGCCGGCAGCGGTAGCGAGTTCATTCCCGCGCCAGTGCTTCCCCTTCTGGAGAAGGACGTCATCATTCGCGGACAGGTGATGAGCCTCTTCGATGAGATCGCCGTCTCTTCGAACTCTCAGACAATGCCCGTTATCAGCAGCGGCCTGCGTCCATACCTCAAGGGAAGCGTGACCAGCGACAACCCTGCACAGTTCGAGGCCTCCAGCCTCGGCACCGCAGAGCGCACCATCGCACCCAAGGGAATGGCAGTTAGAACCGTGCTTTCCGACGATGCTGAGGAGGACGCAATTTTCGACATGGTGCCTCTGCTGAGGTCCCAGGCAATCGAGGCACTCGTGCACGGTGTGGATGACTGCATCGTAAATGGAGACAGTGCCGCCACGCATCAGGACGCGCTTGCTTCTTGGAATACGCGCGGTCTCTGGGGCTCTTCTGGTCTCGGTACCTCGATCGATCATCGTCGCGGCTGGCTCGGCCTTCGTGCCCGTGCCTATGACCAGAGCGCAACCGTCGACCGTTCGACCTATAGCTATGCCAACTTCCTCGCAGACTTGGCAGACCTTGCCACGCCTCGCGGAATCGGCGGGACTGAGGGGAATCTGATTTACATGATCAGCCCCGAAGGCTATCTCGCTAACGTGGCTGGACTCGACCAGACATCATTGGTGGCTAACTACGGTCCACAGGCCAGCGTGCTCAACGGAGAGATCGCCAAGCTCGGCGGCGCTCGGGTGGTGCTCAGTGACATGATCACAGCAGATCTCGCAGCCACCGGCCTCTATACCGGCAGCGGCTCGAAGACTGGTGCGCTCATCTTCAATGCATCAAGGCACAAGATGTTTATCCGACGTGGGCAGCGCGTGGAGCTTTCGCGGGACGCCACCCGTGGGATCACCTCGATCATCACGACTTGGCGCGGCCAGTTCAAGGCTGTCTCCAGCTCTGCGACCGTCAAGGATGTCATCTACGAGTTCAACCTCTCCAGCTAATAGCTAAAGGAATCAACTATCATGTCAGTACAAGAGACAATTGTGATGATGGAGCAGCTAACGCAGGGGACTGCGGGCACTGCTGAAAACCACTACCTTACTGTGCCATGCGCCGGCGAATGGATGCTCAAGAAGGCCTACATCAACGTGAGCACGACTGTAGCAACCGACTCCGGCGACTATGCGACGATCGCACTGAAGCAAGGAGCCACCACGGTTTCCAGCTTTGCGACTAACGACGGAGCACTGACCGCAGGCACCGCGCAAGCGCTGACCAATGCGGCAGCAGGAGCTTCGGCGGTCTTCGGGCAGGGGGACACGATCCACCTGCACGTTGCCAAGTCGGGAAGCGGTAAGGCTGTCAAGGGGACTGTGACGGTCTCCCTGCAGGCTATCGTGAGCTAATGAAGGAACGCCCCCAGGACCGGCCTGTGTCGGCTCTGGGGGCCTCCATCCCCCTCGCAGGTGGGATACCTGCCCCTAAGGTCCACCGGGCCATCCTGGCGCCTCTCAGGCGCTCTAACCTCGAAGACGAAGACACGACCGATGGCGATAGCGACAGCGGCACAGATGAAGCAATATCTGAGGGTAATCACCGGGACAACCGAGGACAGCCTGCTGGACGCCTTGATCCTGCGCTTTGATCGCATCGGTAGCAGCTACTGCGGGTTCCCTACGAACTCAAACCTGTCGACCTTCGAGAACAACACATATACACACCACTTCGACGGCGATGGCACTGACGTGTTGCAGCTTCGCATCATCCCAGCGAACTCAATCACGAGTGTCTATGTAGACGTCGAGCGCCTCTATGCAGCCTCCACGCTCGTTGCGGCTTCCGACTATACGCTTGACAGCGACTTGGGCCTGCTCATCCTCGGCACTGACTCCAGTCAGGGCGCATTCGATAAGGGTTTCCGCTCTGTCAAGGTGACCTACACCGCAGGCTTTACGTCAATTCCAGACGCCATCGTCCACGCATGCGGGGTCCAGGTCTCGCACTGGTATCGGAACCGGGACAATATCGGGTTCTCTAACGTCAGCCAGCAGGGCGGCTCTGTGGCTGTGGCAGACCTCGCACTCTTGCCGGCTGTGAAGGCAGCGCTGAGCCCGTATAGATTCGCGGGTGAGATCGGGGGCTTCATTGGCTAAGTCCCGCACACTGCAGCAGTTTAGCGACGACCTGAGCAAGGAGGGCGCCGGGGGTCTGGAGCAGCGCTTGCGCCGCCTTATGCAAGCGCTGAAGACTGACGCAGAGTCGCAAGCTAAGCAGGCCTATATAACCTCCGGTCTTCGAAAGCGGACGGGGGCTCTCTTTGGCTCCATCTCTGGCGGAGTTCTCGCAGAGGCGGAGGGTATCGGTCTATTCGTCAAGGCTGGAGGGCTCGACAGGCGCGGCCAGCCTATACGCTATGCCAAGATCCACGAATTCGGAGGGGAGATAAGGGCGAAAGGTC